TTTAAGTGCCCAAGGTTCAACAGGTTGGAATAAGGATGCTGGAATAAATCTTAGATGGAGTTCCCCGCAAAGAATTGCTGATTTTATAGCATTGGATGGAGATATATACTTATTCATAGGCTCTTCTAACGATGATAATTTACCGGAATTAATACCCGCTGTAACTGGTACACTTAATGCTATCAGGGCAGCAAAGCCGAATTGCATAATTATTGGAATTGGTATGGTTACGGGGAATAGCTCGGTAGTGAATGATAAGATAAAATCTGGCTTTCTGTCGGCTAATGATCAAAGTAAAACTTTTTTTATAGATAATGTAACTCCAAATCAATGGACAAATCAAGCCTATTTAGGCCAGCTTTGGACACCCACGGGAGACGGTGTTCATTTAACACAAGACGGAAGGGATCGCTTCGGGGATATTGCGTCGAATGCTATACAATCGATACTTTATAATTTATAACCGCTGAGGCATCCCTCACCCTTCCTCTTAGGGAAAAACAAAAGGGGGAAGAGTAAACAAAAAAAGAGCGCAAGAATATCCAGCGCTCTTTCAAAACCCTCCTTTTCAGATTGATGTCTGATGAGAGTAAAAGGTAAGAGAAGAAAACATGAACAACATGACCGCAGAGAGATTGAAGCCGGGAGGAAGGCGTAAGTCCTACCCCGCAGAGGCGAATGAAGGAAATGTGTTACAGCCAGGCCGTCGAATACTAATCGAGCTTGAAGCTGTTTCAAGTCATGAAGGACTAATGCAGATTGCGAACCTTGATTATGAGGATTTGTTGGGCGGGAATAGCGTAAGTGGAGTATTTAAGGTGAACAGGTTTGAGGTGAGTTAGTATGGGAAAGAAGATTGTAAAACAGACGAAAGATGAGGATCAACCCGAAACTAAACTTACCTTAAAACAGCAAAGGTTTGTTGAAGAATACTGTAAGCATTTCAACGCAACGAAGGCCGCGGTTGATGCAGGATACTCAATCCATACCGCTGCTTCCATCGGATGCGAAAACCTCATAAAACCTGATATTAAAGAGGCCATTGATTTAAGGGTCAACGCTTTGACGATGTCGGCAAATGAGGCACTTGTTCGGCTTACAGATTTTGCACGAGGTAGTTTCAAGCCGTTTTTGAAAATAACGGAAACCGGTGAGGTTCAGAATCTTACGCTTGATTTGTATTCGGACGATGCGCAACAAAGTTTACATCTGATCAAAAAGATTAAGCAGACCAAAAAGTTCTTTGGTGAGGAGTTGATGGATATTGTAACCGAAATCGAAATTCATGACGCAAAAGATGCGACAGTTAAGGTGTTGCAACTGCATGGGAAGTTGATTGAGAAGAAGCAAATGGACATCACGTCTGGCGGCGAAAAGGTGCAGGCTACACATATTTTATTTAGTAAAGGTGATGGACAAGTCGGTAATTCTGAGTGAGAAGTACGAACCTCTGTTTAGGTGGCTGACTTGTGACGAAAACAACCCATTATATAAGGTTGATACGGTAGTAATCACTGGTGGCCGGTATTCTCAAAAATCATTCGGAGTAGGCTTGTTTTCCTGTGTTGCAGCAAAGGACTATGCTCACCGGATACTTTACACCCGTTACACTTTAACAGCAGCGGAAGATTCAATTATACCCGAATTCAATGAAAAAATAGATATACTTAATTGTAATAATGCGTTTGAAACCAAGAAAGACCGGATTGTTGGGCATAATGGAAGTAAGATTGTTTTTAAAGGGATAAAAACCAGTTCGGGAAACCAGACGGCGGCCTTGAAGTCATTAAAAAACTTCTCCATGTTTATCCTGGAAGAAGCTGAAGAAATGCCAACGTTTGATGGATGGGATAAGATTAAAAAGTCTATCCGGGCTTTGGATGTACGAAACCTGAGTATTTTGATACTTAACCCGGCAACAAAAGAGCACTGGGTTTATACTGAGTTGTTTGAATCGAAGTCAGTACAGGAAGGATTTAATGGAGTAGTTGGAAATATTCTTTACATCCATTCTTCCTATCAGGATATGGAAAGACAGTTTATTCCGGATTCCATTTTTGAAGACTTTGAAGAAAAAAAGATTGCCTTTGAATATTACGAATCGCTAAGTCAGGTTGAAAAAGACACGGTTGATCCGGTTGTTTTAAAAAAGGCAAAGTATTACAAACATGTTGTAAAAGGCGGCTGGCTGGATGTTGCGGAAGGAGTTGTTTTTACCAATTGGTCAATTGCTCCGTTTCAAGAAGTCGCTCCGTCCGTATTTGGTCAGGATTTCGGGTTTAGTGTGGATCCGACAACACTGGTTCAAACGAGCATTGATAAGTCAAGGAAGAAGATATTTGTCAAGCTGCATGTTTATAAACCACGGCTTACTACCAGTATGATTGTTGAATTGAATAAACAGTTTGCCGGGAATAGTTTGATTTATGCGGACAGTGCCGAACCAAGACTTATTGAAGAACTAAGAAGGTCAGGATGCAACATAAAGCAAACGGTGAAAGGACCAGGGTCGGTAAGTGCCGGAATAGCAGCTTTACAGGATTTTGAAATAGTAATTGATCCGGCCAGCACTGAAATTGTGAAAGAGTTTAATAATTACGTCTGGCATGATAAGAAATCAAAAACACCGGTGGATGCGTGGAATCACGGAATCGATTCTATACGTTATTCAACGTATCCGGAATTATCAATAAGAAAAAGAGTCATAGGACTGGGATAACCATAAATTAGGTTGAGGGGATGGGATTTTTAGGAGATTTTTTCAATAAGAAAGGGCAGAAGGCAAATCCGGGTACAACAAACCGTCCTTTGGAAATGCAGTTCCGGTTCCTGGCTAATGGTCAGGTTCAATGGTTTCCAAGGAGTGCCGAAGAGTTCATAACAAACGGATATCTGGGCAATCATGCCATATTCACGATTCAGGACTGGAAATGTCAGAAGGTGGCTTCGGCGCCTTCTTTGGTGTATGAAAAGCGAGACGATAAAACGTATAAAAAGTACAAGAACTTTATTAAAGGCCGCACGGAGGAAAGTTTTATGCGCGCCCGTGATATCAAACATAAAGCACTGACTGAAATTACAGATCACGACATGCAGAAGGTTCTGGACCAGCCAAACCCTTTTATGTCAGCGTTTGAGTTTTATTACGGTTTACAGGCTTACATTGATTTGGTAGGGGCTGGGTATATTGAAGGTGTCCGTGATAGTATGGATGGCGTTACCGGCAAGATTAAAGAAATGTACCTTCCGCCTGCACACCAAATGGTTATTGTATCGGGCGGTATTTCAAACCCGATGAAAGAGTTTTATTTGAGTTCAAATCCAGAGGTTCGAATTAACAGCCAAAACGTATGTCAGATAAGAAACTTTTCTCCAATTTACAGCACAGGTTACGAACATCTTTACGGGTTATCAAGGCTTCACGCTGCAAGGGATATCGTTTATTCATACAACAAGGCAGTAGAGGCCGAGGCTGCTATTTTTCAAGACAAAGGGGTTAGGACACTTATTTTCCCGAAAGCAATTGCAAATGAAGGCCAGAACATGAATGACCTTTCCATTGAACAAGCAAGCAAGCTACGGGATGATTTTAACCAGAAGATACGCGAAGTTGGGTCGGGTGGTATACTGACAAGTACAATTGAAATGGGCGCGCTTAACATTGGTATCAGCGTTGCAGACATGGGAATTGTCGAAAGTAAGAAAATGACCAAATCGGACTACTGTGCTTTATACCATATTCCTGATATTCTTTTTGGTTGGAGCGATTCGAATAGCACTTACAATAACCTTGCTGAAAGTCGAAAGATTGCATTAACGGACGCTGTTCTTCCTGAGCTAGAAAAAAAGGCTGATCATTTGAATGGTTGGTTAACTCCTTCGTATGATCCAGATGGTAAAGCAGGACTTGTTATCGGGCACGATTACGAATACTTCTCAGAAATGCAGCAGGACCGTAAAGCATTGGTTGAATGGATGGATAAGGCAAATTGTTTGACCATAAATGAGCGACGTGAAATGCTTAATTATGGAGTAGCTGAAGAACAGGAACAAAATGCCAGAAAGATTATTGTTTCAAGTAATATGAAACTACTCGAAGATATGGGAATGGAATCCTTTGCAGGTAATGGGGTAAATCCGTTTGATTCGGGGGAGAATACTGATGGGAATGCTTGATAATTAATAGGTTATATTGTAACTTTAGGTTTTAGCTAAATCGGATATGAAATGGAAACCTATTAACTCGGCTCCACGTGATGGCACCCTTATTTTATCATGTTGTCCTGACATGGGTTATGATTTAATAAGATGGAGCGCCTACGGGTGGTCAAATGGCAGAACAATAATAAATGAAGGCTCTATTGTTTGGGTTCCGGTACCAGAT